CACTGACAACAAATACCTCGGGGCTGATTACGTCCAGCGATTGAAGGCGTCTGGATCACCAGAACTCGTCAGAGCATGGTTGCATGGCGATTGGTCAGTGGTGACCGGAAGTTTTTTCCCAGAGTTCTCGATGGAGCGTCACGTCATTGCTCCAATTGCTATCCCAGATCATTGGCCGCGCTTCCGGTCGTTCGACTGGGGTAGTGCTCGTCCGTTCGCCTGCCACTGGTGGGCAGTTTCAGACGGAACGATCCACAGCATCGCACGCGGAGCACTGGTCAACTATCGCGAATGGTATGGCATGAAGCCGGGCGAGCCTAACGTAGGTCTGCGCATGACGGCCGAAGCCATCGCCGCAGGCATCCGTGATCGTGAGCAGGACGACCCGCAGCCGATGATCGGTGTGGCCGATCCCGCGATGTTCGCAGAGGACGGTGGGCCTAGCATTGCACAGCGCATGATCGGATCTGGCATCATCTTCCGGCCGGCGGACAACAAGCGAGTTGCAGGTCGTGGTGCAATGGGTGGCTGGGATCAGCTTCGGCAGCGCTTAGCGGGCGATGCGGACGAACGGCCGATGCTGCTGTTCTTCTCCACCAGCCGCGACATCATCCGGACGTTGCCGGCGCTGCAACACGACGACGCGCGGCCTGAGGACGTTGACAGTGACATGGAAGACCACGCACCCGACAGCGTGCGCTATGCCTGCATGAGCCGGCCGATGGTGCTCGACCTGGAGAAGCCCAAGCCGCGTGATAGCTGGGCCGAAGCCTTTGGCGCTGCGTCGGAGCCTGTGGAACAGTGGAGGATTGCGTAATGATGACCGACGAGGAGCGCCGTCTATACTCCCCCGAACAGCCGCGCACAGTCGAGGAGATGTTTTCCGGTCTCGAAGATCAGATCGCGGATTTGCGCATACTGATTGCCGAATTGTGCGAGGATATGCGCGGCAAGGCGCACGTCGTGGAGTTCCCACGCAACGCACTGCGCCATAGCCGGTGACCGGCGCGCAGTTCCGCCGCGAGGTCGGCACCGATCCGCAGCGTTGGGCGCGCGAGTTCCTGGTTGCATACGAGGCGGCGCCATACGACGCGGTGAGGACGGCAGCGGATCGTGAGGCGTTCGTGACGCAGTGGTTCCGCGATGCGATGAACGCCGTGGCGCAGGATATGATGGACACAATAAAGCAGTCACTAGCAGACCCGGCGGCGCTCCTGCACGACACCGACCCAGGAATGCGGGCTTGAGCGTATAGGCGGATGAGCAGTGAGCGAGGAGGCAACACATGGCGCGTAAGCCGAAGGACATGCCAATGAAGCCGGGCAAGGGCGGGAAGTGCTGATTGAGCGGCGCCCGTAATGCTCTGTTCGATCCTACCGTGGTAGGCCAGGCGCCCCAGAACCAACTGGCGCCGCAGCCGACATGGGCCGATGCGGCGAGTTGGCATGGGCAGAACCTGAGCGATACATGGTCCGCGATGCAGCAGCCGCAGACCTGGACGGACGCGGCGCGGCAGTATGGCAACGCGATGCTAATGGGAACGACGGCGCCGCGAACTTTTTACCACTTTACTAACGCGCCAATCAGCGAATTTACCACGACGAATTCCAGAGGTGCTGTGTACCTATCTCCAACCGAGCAAGGCGCTGTAGAGGGTGGTCTTAGCGGAATGCGGCAGCGTCTTACTGGTGCTGACGACTTCTCCGCGGTCGGTCCTATGAAGCGCGGCGATGTTCCTGGCGGACGAGTTCTATCTGTCACCGTTCCGCCGGATATGCGAGTTTACGGCGAGGGTTTGCCGGCCTCTATGACCATCGGACAGACCGATGCGGCGCTAGAACGGGTGGCGAAACTCCAACATCCTGACCCGGCGGTCTTAGAGAAGGCAAAACAACTGGAAATGGCCACATTCAAGCGGTCATCATCTGTGGCCCCCTCCGATGATAAGTTCATCGAAGCAATTCTGACGAAGTATGGCGACAATGCCGATACGGCAATGAATGATGCGGAGCGCGCAAGATTTAACGCGATACCACAGACCTTGGGCGCATTCAGGCATTTATCAGATACTGATTTTGAGAACGCCAGGACACAAGACGCGCTGCGGTTGCTCGGATATGATGCGGCGCGCGTTCAGGACGAAGGCGGCTTATCGCTTGCCGTGCTTAATCCCAGCAAGTTACGGCCGCAGCCGAAGTGAGCGCATCCGTCACCCAGCTATCGGACTACAGCGCGCAGCCGCAGCGGCCAATCGTGGACGTCTACCCCGGCGACATGATCGCGCTGCACGAGCGGCTTGTCCGCTGGTTCGAGGAAGCCGAACGCGCATCGACCAACCCGCGCGAACTGAGCGAGCGAGACCGCGAATACTACGATCACGCGCAGTGGACCAAGGCCGAATTGGACGCGCTGCGTCTACGTGGTCAGCCCGCCGTGGTCATCAACAAAATCCACGACAAGGTGGCGATGCTGTGTGGCCTGGAGCGTAAGGCGCGCACCGATCCCAAGGCTTTCCCACGCACGCCGCAAGAGGAAGACCGCGCCACAGCTGCAACGCAGGCTCTGCGCTACATCGACGACGATAACAACTTCCCCGTGCTGCGCAGCGCCGTGTTCGAGAACATGCTGATCGAGGGCGCTGGCGGTATTGAATGCAGCCTGGAGGACGACGGCAAGGGCGGCGCGGATATTCGGCTGACGCACGTCTCGTGGGAACGGCTGTGGTGGGACCCGCACTCACGTGCCATCGACTTCTCCGATGCGCGCTACCTCGGCATCGTGATCTGGATGGATCGCGACCAGCTTGAGGAGATGTATCCGCACGCCATTGACGAGATCGAGGCGGCATTCTCCGGCCAGATGGGCGGCACGTATGACGACCGCCCGTCGCACGCGACATGGCTCGACAGCCGGCGCGAGCGAACGCGCGTTGTTCAGTGCCACTGGAATGAGCAGGGAACGTGGTGGTCTGCGACATTCACCAAGGGCGGCATTGTCGATGATCCGCGCCCGTCGCCGTTCAAGGATCGGCGCGGCAAGAGTGCATGTAGCCTGATCCTTCAATCGGCGTATATCACGCGCGACAACTGGCGATACGGTGCGGTGCGCGGATGGATCAGCCTACAGGATGAGATCAACAAGCGCCGCAGCAAGTCGCTGCATCTTCTAAGCGTCCATCAGGTCATCGCCGAGCAAGGCGCGGTCAAGGATGTGGACAAGGCGCGGCGTGAGATTGCGCGGCCGGATGGTTATGTCGAAGTCACGCCTGGGATGAAGTTCGAAGTGCTGCCTGGCGGGGAGTTGGCAACCGGGCAGTTCCAGTTGCTGCAACACGCTACGCAAGAGCTGCAGCTATCCGGCCCTAACGCTGCGATGTCGGGCACTGATCCGCGCGAGCTAAGCGGACGTGCGATCCTGGCGCAGCAGGCGGGCGGCGCGGTGCAGAATGAACCGCTGGCGGACTCGTTGCGCATGTGGTCGAGGCGCGTTTATGAAATGTGCTGGATGGCAGCGCGGGAGTACTGGACGGGCGGCAAGTGGGTCCGGGTGACGGACAGCCTGAACGATACAAAGTGGGTCGGCATCAACCGGCCGGTGACGGTGCAGGACGAACTGGCGGCTATGCCGCCGCCGCAGCGTGCCATTGCCATGCAGAGTATGGGCATTGTGCCGGGCGATCCGCGCTTGCAGCAGGTCATCCGTATTGAGAACGACATCACCGACCTTGACGTGGATATTACCGTAGAGGAAGGCCAGAACCTGCCGACTATGGAAGCTGAAACATTCCAGACGCTCGTGCAGCTAGCCAGCGTCCAGCCTGGATTGATACCGGGCGATGTGCTGATCGCTGCGTCCTCGCTGCGCAACAAGGCGGACCTGCTTGATCGGATGAAAGCGCACCAGCAGCAGATGCAGCAGCAGCAGGCCGCGCAGGCCCCGCTGGTGCAGGCGCACGCCGAGGCGCAAGTCAAGGCGACGCAGGCCAAGGCGGCGGCAGACGGCGCTCTCGCGGCGGAGAGGATACACAACATCCACAGCGAGTTCAGCGCACCGCCATTCGGCCAGCCGAACGTGGCGCCCGATCCGCCATCAGCACCGGGCACGGTAGAGCCGCAGATGCATCCAGCCATGCAGGCCGCGCACGACATGGCCGACCTGAGGCAGAAGCAGACGGCGGCGCACGTCAATGCCGCGACGGTGCTGCACAAGATGGCTCAGGCACACCAAGCCATGCAGCCTCCACCACCGAAGGCGAGCAAATGAGCGCCAGTCTAGCGGATGCCGTTAGGCGCAAGACGGTCCGGCGGCGCAAGCGGGATGAGCGGATGCGGAACGATGTGCGGCGTGAAGCTCGGCGCGAAGAACAACGCAGGCGATTGGAAGCGTCTCCATCTTATGCGCTTGTTATGGAGGGCAGGGCCATGCTGCGCAATTGGGCCATGGACAAGTTGCGGACTGACATCATTGCTGCTTTAGGATCGCCGGCATGACCAGACAGACTGCCCCATTTGCCACGACGCAGGAGGTTGCCTACGCTGCCTCGCTGGATGCGGTAGACGCAGCGACGCTCGCGGCCTCGACCACCAATCTGGGTCACGTCGTGCTGTCCGGCCCTCTTTCGCTCAGTGCCGCCGATACGATCACAGCGAAGGCCAGCGGCACGCACGCAGACGGCACGCCGCTCACTGCCGGTGTGAATAATGTATCGGTGGTCGCGACTACCAAAGACTCGGTGCTGCTGCCGTCAATGACGCCGGGCCAAGTGTGTGTCATCGCCAACTCCGGCACGGCGACTGCTCAGGTATTCGGCGCTGGCACTGCGACCATCAACGGCGTGGCTACGGATACCGGCGTCGGCCTGGCGGCGGGCAAGACAGGCATTTTCGTGGCCGTGACCGCCGGCAAAATCTTCGGCGGAGCGCTCGCGGCGCTGTTGCTAATGCTGCTGCCTGCGCAGGCCCAGAACACCGTGACGATGGCCGATATCTCCGGCGTGATCGCCTCGGGAGGCGTGGCGCAGGCGCTGGCGGCTGCCTTCCCGAACCGCCGCGGTTGCGTGGTGCAGAACCTCTCGACCGGCGATCTATGGATTTCGGACCAGGGCACTGCTGCGGCGTCTCGCCCGTCGTTCAAGGTTCCGGCCGGCGCACAGTTCGCGTGCGGCAGTCCGGCCTCGGCCGTCGCACCAGGCGCGGCACTGAGCATCTTCGGGGCAACAACCAACCAGGCGTTCTCCGGTAGGGAGTGGTAAACGTGGCGGCTTCTGAACTCGACGCATTCCTGGCCGATCCGGCAGAGGCCGCAGCAGCGCCCCCAGAGGCACCGCAGGCGGCTCCAGCTGCGCCAGAGGCACCAACACCACCCCCAGAGACCAAGCCTGCCCAGGCCGCCGTATCCAAGCCAGAGGAGGATACGGAAGCCGATCCGCCCGCGCCACGTGAGGGCGATGAGATCGTTCCGAGGAATGCATACGAGGCCGAGCGGCGTCGAAGGCAAGATTGGAAAGAGCGTGCGGTCAGGCACGAGACCGAGGCGGCCGAGCTACGCAAGCAGCTTGATGAGTTGAAGCGCGCAGCCGCGGCCCCGCCGCCGCAGGCGCCCGTCCAGCCCCTGCCGCAGTTGCCCGACCCGAATGTCGATCCCATCGGCTACATCCAGCAGGCCACCGTGCGCCAGCAGCAAGCGATGCTGAACGAGCGGCTGAACTTCTCCGAGATGATGGTCCGCGACAAGATAGGCACCGAGAAGCTCGACGGCTACGTGACCGAGTTCAAGCGCGCCATGGAGACCGACCCGACGCTGGGCGGTAAGTTGGCCTCGCAGGCCCATCCGTATGCCTGGCTGGTCAAGGAAGTCGATCGGCTGCGCGTGCTGCGCGAGGTCGGCGACGATCCGGCGTCGTTCCGCGAGCGGCTGATTGCCGAGGAGCGCGCCAAGTGGGAAGCCGAGGCCAGTGCGCCGCAGCAGCCGACGCAGGCGCAGACCGTCATTGCCAATATGCCCCGCTCGCTCGCCACCGCGCGCAGCGTCGCGTCCCGCAGCGCCTCGGTATTCACCGGGGACCCGTCTTTGCAGGATGTTCTGGGCCATCGTCGCTAACCCGTCGCCGGGGCACTTTCGGGCGTTGCGTGCGTTGATCGTCGCCGGATCGTTAATCGGGCGTTGAGCCGCAGCCGAGCTACATCGGCTGAAGTCGTCGCCGGACTAATCGCGGGCGTTCCCGACACATATCCCCTTTATCAGGAACCCCAACCATGACCGCCACGGCTGACATGGTGGTGACGACCGCACGCGCCGGTCTTACGCCATCGCAATGGTCCACTGACTTCTTCCGCGAATACATCCGCGGGAACCAATTCACCAGATACTTTGGCACTACGGCTGCGTCTATGATCCAGCTTCGCGACGAACTGACGCGCAAGCCTGGCGATTCGGTCGTGTTCGGAGCTGTCCGGCGACTGACGGCAGCAGGCGTCACCGGAAACACGACGCTGGAAGGCCAAGAGGAGCAGTTAAACTCTCGTTCTCTCAAGGTCACTGTCGATGTCATTCGCCACGCCATCGCGGTCACCGACTGGGACGAGCAAAAATCCGTCATCGATCTGCTCCAGGCCGGTCGCGACGGCCTGATGGACTGGGCGGTCGAAAAAATCCGTGCGGACATTATCGCGGCCCTCGGTGCAATCACCATTGACGGCAGCACGAGCGGCGCACTCGGCGCCGTCACTGACGCTCAGTGCAATTCGTGGCTGACCAACAACGCTGACCGCATTCAATTCGGGGCAGTAGTCGCGAACTCGGTGTCCAACGATTGGTCAACTTCTATGGCGACGCTCGACAACACCGCCGACCTGATGACCGCGGCCACGCTGTCTTTGGCCAAGCGTCGCGCTCGTACCGCAAGCCCCCATATCCGGCCGATCCGCCTCGAAAACGGCGAGGAATGGTATGTGGCTCTGATGCCCAGCCTCGTTTTTCGTGACTTCCGTAAGGACGCCAACGTTCTTGCGGCCAATCAGTACGCACAGACGCGCGGCGATAGCAATCCGCTGTTTGCCGGTGGCGACCTGCTATGGGATGGCATTGTTGTGCGGGAAATACCCGAGATTCCGGTGTATGCGGGAGGCGGAACCAACGCGCACGCGACGCTTGATACGGCGTTCACGTTCCTCTGCGGGGCGCAAGCGGTGGGCATCGCATGGGCACAAAAGACCCAGGCGAGGACCAACAATCGCGACTACGGATTCCAGCATGGCGCTGGCATAATGGAAATCCGTGGCGTGCAGAAGCTGCGTTTTGGTAAGCACGCCACTGTGGACACGACCACGCCGGTTGATAACGGTGTATTTACGATCGTTACCACGGCTGTTGGCGACGCTTAATTAGCACTGAGGAGATAGCAAATGAGCGGAACCCAACTCGACGAACCTCTGACTGACGCGGAAGTTGCATCGCTCGCGCAGCGTGGCCTGCTGTTCGACAACATCGTGGAGAACACCCAGGCGCGTGACGAGGCTTTGGCGCGTATGGCGGCGGCGACAGAAGGCGACGACGATGCGATGGCCAGTCGTCTCGATGCGGCGCGCAAGCACGTAGCCGTAAAGCGCAAGGAGATGCTGGCAGAGGCTGCTAAACAGAAGGAGGTGCCACTGACGGATAGGCAGAGGGCAGAGCGCGACGACCGCATGAGGCTGCACGACGAGGCGCAGAAGCGCGCGGCGGCGCAGCAGGCAGCGGCGGCGCAGCAGGCGGCAGCATCTAGGTCGCCACCGTCTGTTGCGACGCCAGCACCGCCGGCGGGAGCTAACACGGCCGACCCAGGTCGCGTGAACCTCGGCGCTGGTATGCTGCGGTTCTGACGTGACGCTCGACGTAGCCACGATTGGAGAGCAAGCCCTACGCCGTCTTGGCGTGGCAATCGTCCCGTTGGCTGATCGGCAGACTCTTACCGTGGGTCTGCCGCTCACGCTGATTGCTGACAACGCCCTGATCGAGCTCGGCGTGATCGCCGCAGACGAAACGCCATCGACCGCCGACCACGCTTACGCGGTCATCAAGGCAAATGCCGTTCATACCAGCATCGTGTCGCAGGCGCTGGCCTGGTGGGACGATGGAGGCATCCCCGATGCGATCGCCGAGGAATACACGAAGATGACGGCGGCGCTCATGGCAACGTCGTTCGGTAAGACGGCTGATCCACAGGTTTACTCGATGCTGGAGGGCCGCATACGGCGGTTCGCGCTGGTCATGTCGGCACAGGATCAGGCGCTGGATGCGGTAATGGGCGTGCATCACGATCTGACGGCGCGCGGGCTGGCGCGGTGGACCGTATTCGACATCCCTCCCGAGGTCGGAGATTGCTACGTCCTGCTCGCTGCCAACACCCTGGCGCCACTGTTCGACAAGAAGCCTGATCCGAATGACGACCGGCAGGCCAACCGGGCCCTGGCGCAGTACATCGCGCTGCCGACCAGTGGCGAGCGTGTCCAGGGGGAGTACTTCTGATGGTCTACAGGCTGCACTACGCGGGGTACATCACCGATATGGGACCGCCAGAGCCGGCGCAATGGATAGGACCTCCAGGCCCGCCCGGCGCCCCTGGCACAAACGGCAGCGACGGCGCCCAGGGGATTCCCGGAAATCCGATGGACATCAGCACGCTTCCGACGACGCTCCCGGCCACGTCCGGCGTGATGTGGAACAACGGCGGGATGATCTCCATCTCATGACGGCTTTCAACATCACCGTCCCCTATCTGCGTTCGTCGCCGCTTCATGTGCCGCGGCGCGACCTCGTGCTGTCGGCCGCCGATAGTCTCGAGATGACCATCACGGTGGTTGATTCGGACGACCCAGCCGCGACGCCCATCGAGCTTTCAGGCGGTATCGGCGGGCCTACCGTGACGCTGTTTATCTGGCCGTGGGGCTGTTACCGGCGCTCGTGGGACTACGGCGCGCCTATGACCACGCCAGGTGCGGCGCTGTGGAACGCCACGGGTACTATCAGCGATGCCGCGGCGGGGCAGTTCATCATCTTCTTCCCGATCAACACGATGGCCGGATGGCCGCGCCGTGCCGAGTGGTCGTTGCAACTGGACTGGAACCACGGAACGCAGTCCGAGCAACTGATCTGTGGCTATCTGAACGTGAATTGGAGCGGTAACCGGCTGCTGACGCCGACTGTCATCACGACGGATGATGGTTCGGGCATTGATACCGGCGGCGGCGTTATCCTGGGGGCATGATGGGCACGATCACCGCATTTCCGATTCCGACCGAAACGATCCCAGATCTGCCGGACGTTGGTCCGATCTCCGATGCGTCCCAGTTCGTGCTGGAGCGGGCTGGAACCGGCAGAGTGGCGGCGACGGCGGTCCTGGATTACGTCAAGGTCACGACGGATGCAGCCTATCTACATCTGACCGGCGGCACGGTTTCGGGGCCGATTCTCGTTGGTTCTGCTATACTGCCAGACTTCGGCACTCCGATGCTGGCTGCGTCTGCCACGGGGGCGCAGAACGCGCTGATTGGTCAGACGATCAACAGCCTCCCGCCATCGACGCTGGCGTTCCCGTGTGGGATCACCGGGTATGGTTCTTTGACGACTGCCGGAAATACCGTGTTCGGGGTGTTCGGTAGGGCCGATCTGTCAACGGTCGGTGTGCCTGGTGTGGCGACGAACGAGTTAAACTCCTTCAATTTCGCCGGCACCCCTACAGGGGCAACACCGCCGCTCAACTCATTCGGAACCACCGAGTTCTGCACGATTGCCTTACAACTTGCGGCCTATGGCAATTTTCCGAGCCTGATGGGGCTGGCGGTGCTGTTGGGAGCGCAGCCGTTCCAACATGGAATCTATGTGCACCCGCAGGCGGCCACGTCGTATGGCATCTTTATCGATGGCAGCACTACAGCATCACCTGCGGGCGCGGGGGCTTTGGTCCGCATGGCGGCGCCGGTGGGAGTCCCGAACCTGATATTGCAGCAGATGGGTGCATTCGATGGCACGCGGCTTGCGATATCGGTGATCGACGGCGCTGGGGTGGTTCATGCTTCGATCAACCACTCGGGTGATTATGTGACGCCCGGTATCGTCATCGGCCACGACGGCACGATTAACTATGTAACGCCGACAACGGCGGCTTCTGCGACGATCGGCGCGAATGGTGCCCCGCCTGCCCAGGTGGCCGGCTATCTGGTGCAGAAGATCGGCGGGGTTAGCTTTAAGTTCCCGTATTACAACGTGTGATGATGGACCGACAGTTAGCGGCGATTGCATTGCAGTTCTTGCAGCGCATGAGCATCCAGGGGGCCGAGGTGCCGGCGTTCGTCGCGGTGCGCGATGCTCTGGCGGCGATTGCGGCTGGCAGCATGGTGGTGGTGCCGGTACAGGCGCCCCCGGTTCCTGGCCCCACATGAGCGGAGCGCAGGCACAGCAGGCTGCTCCGGCTGCTGGCGGGATGCGGCGCATTCCGTTCCCGCTGGAAAGCTACCAGCACCCGTCGAAACCTCTTTCGTCGAAGCATCTGCTCAACTGGATGGCGGAAGAGCAGCCGTCCGATGCGAGGACGCAGGCCGCGCTGGTGCCGGCGCCGGGGCTATGGCTCCCAGATCAGTTCAACGGAGCGTTCGGAACCGGCCCGATCCATGCGATGAATTTGGACATGCCCGGCGTCGGATATTTCGTGTCGGGCAATCACGCATATGGCTATTCGGGCACGATCTGGGACATGGGGCCGGTCGGCGTTGCCTCGCCAGCTGGTGGCGTCAATCCTGATCTGATCATGGCGGCGACGATTGCTGTCTCGCCGAGCGCCGTGGTGATCTGCGTGCCTCCGAATGCCTTTACAGCGGCTCACGCGGTCGGCTCGACGGCCAATCAGATCGGCGGCGACTTCCCCGGCGCAAACTCGGTCACCTACCTGGGCCAGTACTTCATCTTTTCGCAGGAAGGGTATGGCGAGAGCTTCTTCGTGTCGAAGATCGATGACCCGACTGCGTTCGATGCGCTCGACTTCGCGAGCCTGGAGGCGGGGTCCAACATCATGCTGCGCGCCATCACGCACGGCGGCGAGCTGTGGCTTGCTGGAAGGTCTGGGTTCGAAATCTGGTATGAGTCCGGCGATGCCGATTTCCCGTTCCGGCGGCGCCAAACCGGCGGGGTGATCGAGTATGGCGTTGCCACGCCGAAGTCTATTGCGCAGATCGATGGCTCGGTGTTTTGGTTAGACAAGGACGGCATTGTCTTTCGCAGCGTCGGCTACACGCCGAAGCGCATCTCGACGCACGGCATCGAGGCCATCATCGCGTCCTATGGGATCAGCGCATCGCTTAAGGCGCAGGGCATGGCCTACATGCAGGCCGGGCATTCCTTCTATGTCCTGACCATCGAGAACGACCGGACGCTGGTCTACGACTGCAACACGCAATTCTGGCACGAGCGGTCGAGCCAGGCGGATGGCGTCGGCCCGTGGCGCGGCAACTGCACAGGGAGCGTGGAAAACCTGGTGTATGTCGGCGACAAGACGGCGGGGAATGTGTATTTGGCCGACCCGGCGGTGACGACTGATGCGGGCGTTCCGGTGCTTCATCAGGCCACGCTGCCGCCGATCTGGGCCGGCACCAGGCGTGCCTTCTGCTCGAGGCTCGAGGTCGAGATGGAGGTCGGCACGGCGCGGTCTACGTCGTCCATGACGCTGGAGTGGTCGGACGACGGCGGGATCAACTGGAACGGTGGCCCGAGGGCGATCCCGGCGGCGGCGTTCGGCCAGACGCGGACGCGAATGGTGGCGACGCGGCTCGGCTCCTTCCGGCAGCGCGTGTTCCGGCTCTCCTCGCTCGATGCCACGACGCTGTACGCCATTGACGCGGACATTTCCGGTGGCTCGTCCTGATGGCGATCACGACGGTCAGCACGCTATCGACGCCGCGCATTCAGCCGCCTCTGGTGGCGCCGGTCGTCAACAAGGACACGGGCGCCCCTACGGGTGCCTGGCTCGACCATTTCCAGCAGATGGCCGACCAGCTCGCGGTGCTGCGCGGCGTGGTGGATGACATCAAGGCTGGTCTGCCGGCACTCAGTCACGGCGTCACGGACGGCAGCGACGCGGCGGCGGGCGACAAAGGCGAATACATCTCGGCCAGCGCGGCGATTTCGAGCGTCGGCCTGGGGTTTTCTGCAGCAACCAACGTGTGCAGCATTTCCCTCACGGCAGGTGACTGGGACGCGGCCGGGGTGGTCCATTTCACGAGTTCGGCCGGCAACATGGCGATCATCGCCGCGTGGGTGAACAACGCATCTGCCTCCGAGCCGTCGCAGCCGTCGCCCGGCTACGCCTCGATGCGGCACGCGACGAACGGGTTCTACGCGACACAGACGGTGCTGGCGCTGTCGCCGCGGCGGTTCAGCCTGGCAGCGACGACCACGGTGTATCTCGGGGCGCTGGCGACGTTCGCCAGCGGCGTGGTGGCGGCTGGTGGGTTCGTGGGAGCGAGGCGGGTGCGGTAATGCGGTTTGTGCAGTTGGCAGGCGGGGTTGATTGCGTACCGGTGCTGGCCGAACTGAACCGAGCTTCGCATCTGTGGGATCGGAACCCGGAACGGCGGCTTTACCCAGGCACGCCACATGGGGCGATGACCGACATCACCGTGCGCTACATGTCGGAGCATCTGCTTACGATGGAGGCGCGGCGCCTGGAGCATCGCAACGTGTTCTGGCCGGCATGGTATGAGCTGCCATCTCTGCGGCCGATGGTGTTCGCGCTAATGCACCGGGTTGCGGCAGTGGAACTCGGGTCTATCCTGATCACCAAGTTACCGCCAGGCGGCGAGATATTGCCGCACTCTGACGCGGGCAATTGGGCGCCTTGTTTTTATAACTGTAAGGCTCATATCACACTCGCTGGCACTGCGTTAGTGCGTTGTGAGGATGAGACCATGCGGTTTGATGCCGGGACGATATTTACTTTTGACAATCTGCTGATGCATAGCATCGCAAACGATGGCGATAGCGATCGTATCGTGGTCATTGTGAGTATGCGCAGTGAGTAGGCTAACCGCGGAGGATGTGCGATCCAGGCTTACCTACAACCCTGATACAGGCGCGCTGACGCGCCGCGCATTTATCGACGCTGGAGGGCGCTGCCACCCCGAACGTCCCGTACGTATGATGGGCGCGACCAGTCGGTATATTCAGATTTCTCTGTATGGACAGCCCTACCTCGTCCATCGGGTAATTTATCTTATGGTCACAGGACGCTGGCCAAAATACGACATGGACCACATCAACGGAGATGTCCGGGACAATCGATGGGCTAACCTTAGAGCCGCATCCCGTTCGCAGAACTGCGCTAACAGAGGCGCAGCGCCTTCGAATCGAAGCGGTTATAAGGGAGTTTCCCTATGCGCTGACACGGGACTGTGGCGCGCGAGGATAAAGTTCAAAGGAAAGCAGACGTGCCTTGGACGGTTCGCCTCTGCCTCTGAGGCGCACGCGGCTTATGGTAAGGCTGCTAAGCGTGTCCATGGGCCATACGCGAGGACAGAATGAAACGCGCGGAACGCCAGCCGGAGACCGTCAGCGTATCAATCTATGCGGGGATTTACTATAAGGTGTACCGGGTGCCTGACGCCGGCACGCTACTCCCTCAGCATGGGCACCACTTCGACCACCTGACCGCCATACTGCAAGGTTCCGTCCGGGCATGGCATGGCGAGGAGATGATCGGGGATTTTTGCGCGCCGGCTGTGGTCCGTATCCCAGCTGGGACGCTGCACAGCTTCCTGACGCTCACCGACGACGTGGCGCTGGCGTGCATCCACAACGCGGATCATCTGGAAAATGATGAGCCGGCGGTGGCAGACGAGCACGTCTTGGAATTGGAGGACTGATCGTGCCCTTCGGGATCGCGGCGGCGGGAGTATCGGCGGCGGCTGGGATTGCTGGCGCCGCCATGCAGTCAGGTGCGGTGAAAAGCGCATCGGGTCAGGCAAATCGCAACCTGCAACTCGTCGTCCCGCAACTCCAGCAGAACTACAACACCTCGGTTGCAGGCTTCCAGCCATTCTCCGATGTCAGCAAGCTGTCGCTGCAAGACCAGCAAGACCTGCTCGGGCTGAACGGCCAGGACGCTGCCACGGCGGCAATGGCGAAGTTCCAGACCTCTCCCGGCTACCAGTTCTCGCAGGACCAGGGTATGCGCGCCATCGATGCGGGCGCGGCTTCCAAGGGGTTGCTGCACTCGGGTGCGACGATCAAGGCAGAGCAGACGTTCGGAACGGGGTTGGCGGATCAGGAGTTCGGCAACTACTACAACAGACTGATGGGCCTGTCTGGAATGGGCCTGACGGCGGCTGGTGGGATCGCCACGGCCGGCAACAACCTAGGCGCTGGCCTGGAGAACAACGCCACATCGCAGGCGACGACGGCGCTCGGTGCGGGCAACGCGCAGTCCTCGATCTTCGGCAACACGGCCAGCGGGCTTGGCAGTTCGATCAACGGGCTGTTCAGCAATCCGAACGTGCAATCGTCGCTCAAGGGCCTTTTCAACGGCAGCAGCAGCTTCAATCCGGCCGGCGGTCTGATCGGTGGCACGAGCACATCGCCAGGCTTCGGTAATACGCTGTTTCAGTCGGGCGGGGTGTTCTAGATGTCCGGCACCCAGGTATCGAGCTTCGCGCCGGCCAACATCCTGTTCGATGCGGCAAGCGGCGCGACCACTGCCTCGGTGCAGAATCAGTTGCTGCGGAACGATCTCCTGGCAAAGCTGGCGCCGTATCAGGTGCAGCAGGCGCAGCAGCAGACCGGCGAGGCCGAGACCGAGATGCTGGCGCGGGCGGCTTCGGGGTTGCTGTCCATGCCGGACGAGGCGAGCCGTGCGGCGGCGTATCCTAGTGCGGTGTCAGATCTCCAGAAGCTGGGGTTCGCGAAGAACGCGCCGTCGATCTACCCCGGAGAGGCGGCGTTGCGGCGGGTCCAGCAGATGGGCCTTTCGCTGAAGGATCAGTACTCACTCGGCCTCGTGAGCAATCCGGCGATTACCGATGCTCTGAAGAACGTATATGGCAGCAACGCCCCGGCGGCTCCTGGAACGGCGACGGCCAGTGGCCCAGATCCTGTCGCTGGAATGCCACGCGAGCAGGCGTTGGATGCCATTGCGGCACGAGAGAGCGGCAACAAAAACGTCCCGAATGCAGAGGGAGCCAGCACAGCATCCGGCTATTGGCAGATGCTCGACAGCACTTGGAAGGACGCAGCCAAGCTAGCTGGCATTGATGTTTCGAAGTATCCGCGGGCGATGGATGCGCCGTGGATGGCGCAGCGCGCTGCGGCTGGCGCGTTGTTTGACAAGTATGGCGCGACGCCGTGGGCTGCCTCTGCTCCTAAGGGGGGCGCTGCGATAGCCGCAGCCGCACCGCCTGGGGCACCGCCGCAGGCTACGCCACAGGCCGCGCCAGGGGCCGCTGCGCCGCTTGCCCCCGTCCAGGTAGCCGGGCCGGGCGCACCGACGCCCAGCACCGCCGCAACGGCGCCATCGGCCGATCTGGTGGGGCCTCGTCCATTGCCGACCATCGGCCCTAACTCGCCTGTCGTGACGCCGCAGTCGCTGGCCAATACTCCGGCGCCAGTGGTGGCGCAGAACGCGCTGTTACCGCCGCCCCCCTCTGCCGCTCCTGGGATGCCTGCTCCGCAGCCGATCCCGATGGCTCCAGGAAGCGCCGCACCAGCCCCTGCGCAACCCGCTGCCGCGCCGCCACAGACCGGAACGCAGTCGGCACAGTTCCAGGCTGCACAGGGCTTTTTGAGGCAGGCGGCCCAGCTTGAATCACTGCCGGGCGCCGCCTCAAATCCGCAGGTCAAAGCGGCCGTCGAGTATCTAAAGAGCAAGGCTGCGGCCTACATGCAGGCCGATAGCGTGGTGAAGTTGCCGGATGGGACGCAGCTCCATGTACTGACCGGCAAAACGGACAATGCGGCTGAGGCGGCGAAGAACTACCAGGAGACGGCGCCAGGCGTTTTCACCTCGCCAGGACAGGCGCCGATGTTTGCCCCAACCGGCCGTCCGGTCGAGGGCGTCGGGCCCGATCCAAACGATCCGTCTAAGCAAGTGCCCGGTCATTGGATCAGTCAGTCAGGCACGCGGACGTTCTTCCCGGCGGCGACCGAATCTCCGCAGGCCGGCTACACCGTGCGCCAGGAAGCCTACAAGCGCGACTCCGCGAAGGTTGACGACTACGCAAAGGTTGGTCAGCAGGCGCAGTCCGATCAGGTCCGCATTCAGGAGATGCAGGACCAATTGGACCGTATCTACACCGGGCCCGGAAGCGGGACCAAGGTTGCCATGCAGGCATGGGCCGAGCGGTGGTTGCCGGCGAGCATATCGAGCCAGTTCAGCCAGCAGGTTGACGGCATGAGTGACGCGGCGGCATCACAGGTGTTCAACAAGCTGGCGTTCCGCAATGCCACCACTCAGGAACGCGGCGTGCTCGGTGCTCGTGGCGGTGCGCTGGCGACCAAGATGTTTGTCCAATCGAACCCAGGCATGGAGCTGCTGACCGATTCCAACAAGCGAATGCTGAAGGTGATGCAGGTCGCGAACCAGGCCGACATCGACTACACCCAAGGTGCGCTGGCGCACTTCGGAGACAACGAAAAGCGTTTCGCCGATAGCGGTGGCAAACAATACGATTCCCTGACCACGTATGAACGGCAATGGCAGGCGCAGCGCAATCCGCAGGTCTACGCCGCTGCGGCCGGCGCCTTGGCCGGGTTGCCACCGAAGGATGGAGAGATCAACGGTGTCAAGGTGCATGGTTGGGCAACTGGCCTGTCAGATACCGAATATGAGCGGGCATTGAACATCGTCTCGCGCGCCGATCCGAGGGCGGTCGTTCAGGGCAAGACCGGGCGATTGTCGATGCAGCCGGCCAACACTCAGACGGCGACGCCGCCGACCGTGACTGGCGCTGATGCGGCACATCCGCCGCTGCCGCCTGGGTTTACTGTGGTGCAATAGATGCCGATCGCCACAGACGGAAACGGCAATTACCTGACGCTCGATCCTGGCACCCAGAAATGGATGCCGGCGCCGCGCGCGCGCAACGACGCAGGCGACGAGTTGGTGCTCGATGGCGGCCAGTGGAAGCCGCTGACCAAAGGCGGCGGCGCTGGCGAGTATGGCTTCAAGGCGGCGCCGCCAGAGGAGCCGAAGCCGCCAGAACCAGAGCAAGACCCTCTGTCGGGTTCCTATCTCGGCGGGAAGCTGCCGCCGGCTCCGAGCCAGGTAGTCGGTCTACAGACACCGCCCGGCTTTGAGCGGGCGAATATCCTGCCGCTGGCACGCAACACAGCAACCGGAGAGGTCGTTCCCGCCATTCCTGGGATGATCCGAGACCCGATTGTCGGACTGACAACGCAGGGGCCACAGGTCCAGAACAACAGGCTGATGGTGCCGGGCGTGACGTTCAATCCGGAAACCGGAACGCCGGCACTTACCCCAGAGGCAGCGTCGGTCGCACCGTTCGCGGCTTCCCCACTGCGGTTCGGCGGCGGCGCGATGGAACTGCCCGCGTCTGGGTTGTTGGAGGGCCGGGCGCCGCTCCAGATCGAGCAGGGCAATCTATTATCGCCGGACGCCGCCGCCCGGTCCGCAGAACACCCAGTAGGGCCTGGCGTTGCGGTTCGCGTGCCTGGAGTGCCGCCACCTCCGCCGCCCGCCGTAGTGCCGTCTGGTGGTGCTCTGACGGCGCCATCTGCCGGAGCCGTGCCAAAGACGGCTGCCGAGGCTAAGGCGATTGCCGGTCGGCTGTATGATCAGGCGGCACAGTCTGGCGGAACTCTGACGCCGCAATTCACCAGCAAATTCATCGATGAGGTGCAGAAGATCGCGCCACAGACCGAGGAAGGGCTGGCTGTTGCCGGCGAGACGCCGATAACCTCGCTGGTCAACCGGATCAAGCAACTCGCCGACAAGCCGATCTCGCTAGCCGGAGCGCAGGAGATCGACGAAGCACTCGGCAACATGATCGACAAGGAATACGGTCTCAAGGGTCTGAGCAAAGAAGGCAACAACCTGCTCGATCTGCAATCGACATTCCGCGACATGATCGCCAAAGCCGAGCCAATCGACGTGTCGGGCGGTGCGCAGGGCTTCGATGCTCTTACCCGTGCCAGGGCTGTGTGGGCGCAGGCAATGAAGATGGGCGACCTGGAGCGCATCGCTGCCCGCGCCGAGGGCCAGGCGCAGCCGTCCACCGGCATCATTACCGGGGTTCGCACGCTGCTGGCTAATCCGAAGCGACTGCGGGGTTATAGTCCGGAGGAAATCGCGGCGCTGCAACAGGCGCGCGACCGAGGCACGCTCGGCGAGGCAGCTTATCAGCTTGGCAGCCGTCTAGTGCCTATGGTTGCCGGTGGCATAGGAGCTGTGGGGGGCGTGCCGGGCGCAATCGGCGCCTACGCCGTAACGCACTTTGGTTCTAACTATGCCCGCAATCTGGCAACGAGGATGCAGCAAAACCGCTTACAGGGGGCAATGGATGTGTTGGGCCAGGGCGTGCAAAACCGCCTAGGTCCAGGGGCTCCGCCCTAGTGGTATTCCATTATACGCATCAGGCCGGCGATCTTATGGCGCCAGTAGTAGATCGGAAGACCGGAAATGAACCACGCGGCGATCACGCCTATTGCGCCGAAGATGAGCGCCACGACCATATAGGTCGGTGCGACGTTGCTCCCGGCAACGAAGCCAAACACCCCGATTGGCAGGAATACCAGTATGCGGGCGAACCAGTGGCCGCGCAGCCAGAAATACAGCAGCGCGGCGCCGGCAGACAGGCCAACCAGGATGCTCACTGGCAGCTCACAATTCTCCCGCCGATCGGATAGCACGTCACGAACGGCTGGGGCTGGGGCTGCAACTGCGGCGGCATCTGCACCGGCCCTTGCATCGGCTCCGGCCACTGCACCGGCTGGTTGGGCTGAAAGACCGTAAAGGGCTGCTGCTGTTGCGTCCAGGTTTGGGCGCTCGCCGCAGTCAGGGTTGCGGCGGCAAATGCGAGTGCGATCAGGGTTTTCATAGCGGCCCTCCAGGCCATCCGATGTTGTGGCGACGGCGCGGCTCGGTCGGAGGCCGAGAGTTCGGGAGCTACCCTAGCGCCGTCTGGCCACCATACCACCAAACGTAACGCGAAAGCCACATAATGCGCAGACTCCTTCTTGCGGCATTCTTCACGCTTAGTGCGGCGTCCGCGTGGGCGCAGGGCCACTATCCCTCGCCGACGAACCAGGACCACACGGTGCTTGGAAAATCGTCGCTGAACGGCAACACCACAGTCGGCACGGATACGGCCGGCGCGAGCCTTCTTCTGAACGGCCAGAACAACAACGGCCGTCCACTTTTCTGGCAGACGGCCTCGAAAAATAGGCTGCAATTCGGGCTGACCGATACCGAAACCGGGACCGGCGATACCGGCAGCAACCTTCGCCTGTTCGGCTACCACGACGACGGAACGCCTTTCGGCGAAATAATGCGCTTCACGCGCTCAAACGGAAACGTCACGTTCAACAACAACGGCACGTTCGGACTGCCCACCTATCTGTTCAAGGGCCAGGTCCAGAATACGGGCACATTCTACCAGACCGGCACCCGGACCCTGGCCGCCGGAACCTCCATGGGTTCTGGACCGATCAACCCGATGGGCATTTTTCAGAATGTCACCTGGACCGGGACCGTAGACACCGGCTCAGGCACGCCGAACCTTAACATGATCAATGTTGCCGACACCGCGAATTTCGCGCGAGCCCTTCCAGGGACCGCCGATCTTAATATCTCGCACGCATACAACGCAGGAGCGAATGGGGATCGTGTTAACCTGGTCCTGACCTACAACAAGTTAGCGGCGGCTACCGATGGTCTGGACACCGCGCCGTTCAACCTGCTGGCATTCATGCACTACGACGTGGGGGAAAGCACCAATCCGGCGGCGCCATCTGGTCGGGCCTCATCGGTAAACTTTGACACCCGCGCCGGCAACAATGCCGGCACCTCAGGCATCGCTTTCCGCGTTGTCTTGGTCCAGGAAAACGATCTGCGCCTTACCGCCACCAGCACGTCTCTTTCGAAGGGAAACACCACATTCCACAATGGCGTTGCGGACGCTGGGCATGGTTCGATCCAGGACTATGCAATCTCCTTCTCATCTGCCGGTTCGATTGCCCCAGGCACGGGCGGCAACACCGTCCTCATGCAAATTGGCGAGCTTGGCCAGGATTGGCCCATTGATACCACATTGACGACCAGCGCCATCATGCGGCCAATGCCTGTTTTCGGTGCAGGGGTTACCCATCCATGGCAGGCGACCGCCGGTTATGGCATGGACCTGTTTGGTGTGAATTTCCTCAATTTCGCATGGCGCAGCACCGGTTGGACAGTGGACGGCCAGGGCCAGCAAACGATCGGTCCGGCGTCGCTGACCTACATCTCGGGTGGCGCCAAGCTATCTGTGCCTGGCTTTACAGAAGTGTCCGCCGCTGTGGCCAGTGGCGGCTCGGGCTATAAGGTCGGAGACCAGATATGGGACCCGTACGGTGGTCTATGGAACGTTGCCACGCTCAGTGGCACAGCGATCGCCACGGTAACCGCCGTTGCCGGGCATAGCGGCTTCCCAACCGCGGCAAATCCTGCTGGCGTCGCGGTAAAGGGCGGCACCGGCCTGGATAACGCCACCCTGAACATCACCACGGCACCGACTGGCCTGCTGCAACTAGGTGATACCGGCCAGAACGTGATTGTTGGCAGCGGTTCTGCGCTGGCGACGAATGCTACCTCCGGGTTCCTCCAAATTCCTACGATGGCTGGAGCCCCTACGGGCGTAGTTGGAGCGCTAGGAAAGGCGGCGTTCGTCGTTGACACAGCAAATCAGTTGCTTTGCTACTCGACCGGCAGCGGCGTATGGACATGCCCCGCAGGCAGCGGCGGCGGCAGTAGTTTCTCCTCGCCTCCAGCACTCGGCAACGTGGCAGCGAATACCGTCGCGGCTACCGCCATAAACATGCTTCCCAGCCCTGCCGTGTTCAGCGTTGCCGGTGTCCCGTGGATACGGTTCAACAACCAGACGTCCGGCCTCAGCGCCGTTATCATGGGGAAGTATGCAGGTATCAACCTGCCATCCGGCGAAGGCCACATTGCCATCGGGCACTGGGCTCTGGGATCGGAGACTGACGGAACGTCGGAGAGCGTGGCGATCGGTCCTCTGTCGCTGCCCTATGCGGTCAATGCCCATGCCAACGTGTACATCGGAGAGCACACAGGCGGCCAGGACACCGCGCCGATTGCCTGTACGGCGGTCGGTGCTGACGTGATGCGCGACACGACGGACTGTGCCGGCGCGACGATCATCGGTTCTGGCGCTGCCGCAGACGGTCACATGGTCAACGATACGTCGGTGGGTAACGGCAACCTACACGGCAGCGCCGGCACGATCATGCTCGGCACCGGCACGCCAAGCGTCGGTTCGGTCTATACCGTCACCTATTCGTCGGCGAGCGGCCTGGTCACAGGATCACCGCTGACGGTTAATTACACGGTCGTTGCCGGTGACACGACGGCATTGCTGCTCGCACAGCACTTCTGGGCGGCGATCAACGCGACTATCGGGACGCTCGTTTATACGATCCCGGCGGTCAGCGGAAACCCGAGCACCTATGTCAGCCCATCCTCTCTGACGACCCTTTATACCGACAGCCAGGGCGTCAACTATATCGCGCTGCACCAACTCGGGACCCAGACCACAGGCTCGCTGATCGACCTCGCCGTGAGCTGCACCGGCACATGCACCAACACGATCACCCGATTGGCAGCCAGCAACCCGAGCACGAATACGCTCGTCGGACGCGGGATCATGGGCAATCCGGGGATCACGACTCCATCCAACAACGTCCTGATTGGAAACAGTGTAGCGGCGGACGTAAGCCAGGCGTTCTCTCAGAACGTGATTATCGGCAGCAGCGCGGGCGCGGCGATGTCTACTGATACGACGAATGTCGCTATCGGCTTTCAATCCATGCTGGTTGCCCACGGCACGACCAACAACGTCGCAGTGGGCAAAGGAGCTGGCATCGCCCTTACAACGGCGAACGCGAATACCCTGCTCGGCGTCAATGCCGGCAAGGATATTACCACATCGGGCAACAACCTCTGCCTTGGTGTGAATGCCTGCCAGACCCTGGCCACGGCTGGGGGCAATAACATCGTTCTATCTACCACCGCAGGCAACGGCGCGCTGCCGACATCTACCACAACCAACCTGATCCAGATCGGCGGCCTGCTCACCTGGACCAATGTCTCGACGGCGGTGCCGGTGCTATCCGCCTGTGGCACCGGATCGCCGACCGTTGAGAGCCATTCCAACATGGCGCACGGCGTTGTCACAGAGGGCACCACGACCACGGGCTGTGTCGTCACGTTCGCCACAGCCTATCGGTCATGGAACCACTGCAAAGTCGGGTCCCAAACGCCTGATGCGGCCTTCTCCTACAGCTACACGCTGGCCGCCATCACCATCGTTAACACGTCCAGTAGCGGCCATATCTTCGACTACGCCTGCTTCGGAAACTAGGAGTTCACATGAAGCGCATCGCATTCCTTGCCGGCCTCCTCCCCTTCGCTGCTATGGCGCAGCAACAGCCCCCGCCGTTGGCACCGAACGTCGAAGCGTGTCAGCAGACGATCCTAAAGCTGACCGGCGAACAGCTACAGTGGCAGACGCAGGCGATCACTCTCCAACGCCACGTTGACGACCTGAACAAGCAGGTTGCCTCGACGGAGACCAAGCCGGAAGCACCCAAACCGTGAGGGGGTTGCTGGCACTTCTGCTGCTTGTGCCGTTGTTGGCGCGGGCGCAGACCGTCACGGGTGGCGCGGCATCGGTGACGACGCTGATCTCGTCTCAGGTAGCCGTCGTCGGTAATGGCGCAGATACCACCGAGGACACACTGTTCACGGTGACCATACCGGCCGGGACGTTCGTCAATGTCGGCGACGCGATCCACATTATCGCCAGGGGGACGAACGCCGCATCAACTGATACCAAGTCGGTGCGGGTCAAGTTCGGCGGGTCAAACAGCGACACATTCAATACCAACATCGTAGGCCAGACGACCTGGTATATCGATGAGTGGCTGTGGAAGACCGGGACCAATACCCAGGCATGGACATCGTTTCATAATCTGGCCTCTAATTCCGGGTCTAACGGTTTCAACAGCAACCTTGCCATCACCGATACTGCCGCGATCACGCTGCTGATAACCGGGCAGAACTCGACTGCTGCAACGGCTAACTCGATCCAGACCA